TAATACAACTACAGGTATTGAAGATTCAAAAGGAAGTAATAATGGAACTAATAATGGAGCTACTGAATACGCTGGTTTTGTAAATACATTAGTTGGTGATAGCTCAGGAATGTCTCAATCAAACCTTGTTCAAAGTGACTTACAAACAGTTGCACCTTATAGTAAATATGCTTTATCTTTTGATTCTGGAAGTAGTGATAGAATTGATACAGGAGCAAAGATTTTAAATAATATGACTTCTTACACTGCTTCAATATGGGCAAAGGGTTGGTCAACATCAACGCTTACTGCTATTATGTCACAATATGATGGGGGAAGTGTTTCTCCTCTTATATTAACAGCACGCCATTCATCTAATACAAATGGATTTACTGCTTGGTTAACTCTTGGTGGAACTTTTTACACATCACATAATGACGAAGGATTTTCAGACAATACTAAATGGGTAAATCTTACAGTTACTTGGGATGGTTCTGATTTGATTTTATATGTAAATGGTATTGCTGGAGATGTTACTTCTGCAAGTGGAACAATAGACAACTCAACTACATATAATTTTCATATAGGTGGCTATTCAAATGTAACAAGCAATTCTTATGATGGTCAACTGTCAAACTGTTCTGTCTGGAACACAGCTTTAACACAGTCACAAGTAACAGAAATATACAACGAAGGTCTTCCTAGTAATTTAAATTCTCACTCTGCATATTCTAATCTTATTTCTTGGTGGCAGTTAGGTGAAAATAGTTCTTTCAATGGAAATGATTGGATTGTAGCTGACGAAATAGGATCTAATAATGGAGAAAGTGATGGTATGGGTGTAGATGCTTTAACAAACGGTGTAGGCACAACAGCTAATGGAGTATCTAGCGGAATGTCAGAAGGTAGTTTAGTAGGTGATGCACCATATAGTACAGCTAATGCAATATCAAGTGGTATGCCGGTTACAGCTAGAGGAACAGATGTGCCTCCAACTCCGTAAAAAATATTAACTTTGTAAAAAATCAAAAAATGGCAACAACTTATGTAGTAATCAACCTATCTGATACCAATTCAGTTTTATTCAGTCAGGTGAACCAGTCTTCAGCGCAAACAATGCGTAGAAACGTAGCAAACACAGAGGGTGTTTTATCTTTTCAGGTAGAACCTTCTTTTATCACTAACGGGTCATTAGTTCCAGTAGGGACTTATACTCACGAAGAGATACTAGTTTTACTAGCTACCCCAGAATGGACACCAGCTGAACCTGTAGAGTGAAGTATAGAAAGAAAATAACAACAAAGAGACCAGGGGTACATTCCAAGAATGCGTCCAAAGGGCAGACGGGATACAAACCAACTTACCGTGGTCAAGGCAAATAATATGGAAGAAACTCTCTTGATAGCTTTGATTTCAGCACTTGGAGTCAAGGAGATATGGAATATTGTTAAAAAGAAGATTGACATCAATGCCAAAAAGGAAGATGATCAAATAGGAAGGCTGACGGAAAAAATAACCAGTCTAGAGCTAAAAATAGATGAGCTCATTCAGGAAAACCTCAACCTAAAAGTAAAGGTAGCTAAGATGGAAGAGAGAATATTACTAACTGCTAAAAACAGAGTAAAAAAATGATGCTATCTAAAAACCTGTCTCTTTCTGAGATGACTAAAAGTACTACCGCTAAAAGGAGAGGTATCGACAACAGTCCCACAGAAGAACATATTGAGAATATGAAAGTACTAGCTGAGAAGATATTTCAGCCCATTAGAGAGCATTTCGGAGTACCTTTTAGCATTAGTAGTGGTTATCGCTCAGAAGCTCTAAATGAAGCCATAGGAGGCAGTAAAACATCACAACACTCTAAGGGGTTAGCTATTGACATTGATAGAGATTATAATTTTGACCCTAATAACGCTCAGGTATTTCACTATATTAAAGACCATTTAAACTTTGATCAGTTGATTTGGGAATTTGGTACAGAAGAGAATCCATCTTGGGTACACGTAAGTTATACTACTACTGAAACACAGAGAGGTCAAATACTAGTGGCTTATAAAGACGATAATAACAAAACCAAATACAAAGCTTATGGAAGATAAAATAAACCAACTTCTACAGGGTCAGGCAGTAATGCAAAGTAAGTTAGAAGAAATAAGCAAGCAAAAAAACGATCACGAAAAAAGAATACGTAGTCTAGAGAAAAAGTTTTGGACTTCCATAGCCATCATAGTTACAGGAATAGGAACATTTATAGAAGGTTTATTTTTAGGAAAAGGATGATAGAAGAAAAGTCAGAATTTCAGAAAATGTTAGAGAAACTGGAGAATCAGCCGGTTCCAGAGAGAACGTGCAGTATAGATGATGAAAACTGTGAAAGCTGTTCTGGATGAAAAAGAAACTCAAAGACACTGCAATAGGTAAATTTCTAAAAGACAAAGCTCCTAAGGTACTAGATGTAGTAGGTGACATATTACCTTCAAGTGGGGCTCTTGGAGTTATTAAAAACGTTATTAGTAAGGAGCCGGATCTGACACCAGAAGAGAAAGAGGCGTTACATCAGCAGGTGGTAGAGCTTTATAAGCTAGAGGTAGATGATAGAGATTCAGCTAGAGAAAGAGAAGTAGAGTTAGCTAAAGCAAATCGTTTTGATTTTATGTTTAATTTAACAGGTTTGGTCGGCCTTTCCTGTTTTGCCTTCTTGGTTTATGCCATTGTGTTTTTAGAGGTGCCTGATCACAATAAGGAGATTTGGATTCACCTGATCGGGGTGACAGAGGGAATTGTGGTAAGCATTTTTGGTTATTTCTATGGGTCTTCAGCATCACGAAGAAAATGATTATCTTTGTAAAGATAAATTAAATTAAATGAAATTAGAAGAAAAAGAATTAAAGTCTTTAAGAGATTTGAACTCAGAGTTTCAATCACTTAAAACACAATTAGGAGAATTAGAGATTCAAAAGAGCTCGGTTCTTAAAAGAGTAGATTCAATAAGAGTTGAATTTGAATCACTTGAAAACGAATTAATAAATAAGTACGGAGAGAAATCTGTAATTAATTTAGAACACGGAACAGTAACACAAAATGGCGAAAATAAGTAACACCACCACGTACCCTACCAAAGCAAGTCCTGCGGGGGGAGATTTAGTAATTGGAACAGATGTTTCTGGCGATAACGCCACTAAAACTTTTACCTTACAAAGTATAGCTAATTTATATTCAGGATCAGGATCAGGTACAGTTACTAGTGTTGGCTTAGATGGTGGTACCACTGGCATTACTATAACAAGTGATACTACAAACCCAATAACTACAACAGGAACATTTACATTAGGTGGCACTTTAGCTACAACAAATGGCGGAACAGGTTTAACTACTCTAGGAACAGCCGGTCAAATATTAAAGGTAAATTCAGGAGCAACAGCTTTTGAGTTTGGAAACCCAGATATTTTAGTTCAAGATAGTGGAGGATCCTCAATAACAGGTATAGACACTTTAAACTTTAACTCTAATATTTCTGTTGTTACAGCACCTGGATCTAGTACAGCTATCATAAACGCAAGCGCTTCTACTTTGTGGACAGATGATGGTAGTGGTAATATATCTTACAACGGTGGATTTGTATCTACTACACAACAATTTGAAGGAGATATTAACGGGGCAGTATTACAAAAAGTATTTAATAATACAGCAGGTGTTTTATCAAAAGGACAAGTGGTGTATTTACCAGGTGGTAATAATGGAGACAATCCTTATGTTGACTTAGCTCAAGCAAATAGTGCTTCTACAATGTCTGCTATAGGAATCATTAAAGAAGATATAGACCCAAGTACTTTAGGTGAGGTCATTACTTCTGGTGAGTTAACAGGGTTAAACTTAACAGGTTTCACTACTGGAGATGAATTATATGTTAGTGATGTAGCTGCAGGATCTTTTAAAAGTTCGGCTCCAAGAGCTGAAGCTAACCTTATTCAAAAAATTGGTAAAGTAATAAAAGGAGGCAATGGTGGCGCCCTTACAGTACTAGGTGCTTTTAGAACTAATGCAACTCCAAACCTTGATGAGGGTAGTATATTTTTAGGAAGTTCTAACAATGACACAATTACTTTAGCTGTAGGAGCTGATCACAGTGTTTTGAAGTCTAATGGGACTACTGCTTCTTGGGGAGATCCATTTTCAATAACTACAACAGGAACATCTGGAGCTGCTACTTTTTCTGCAGGAACACTGAATATACCTAATTATGCTACGGGTGGGTCTGCTATAGATACAGGATTTACGCCTTTATCTATTTACTCTTCTACTGGATTTTCAGCTACAGCTCAAACACTTTTAGTTCAGTCAGTATGTGATGTTGATGTAACTATTAATTCAGTAGACATATTTAGAGCTTCTGCAACTGTAGGAACTCCAGTAATAACTATTGCAGTGTACAGTGGAACGATAACCAACCCAGGAGCTGCTACTCTTTTGCAATCTAAAACATCAGGTACTTTAGTAGCTGGAATCAATACTATAACTTTTAACGAAGCCATTACTTTAACAGCTGGTCAAAAAATAGTAATATATACTTCAACCAATACAACTACAAGAATAATTGGTATAGCAGATGGTCATTCAGAAGCTAACTTAGCTGTTTCTAAGGCTGGTTATAATGCCTCGCCAGGAACATTAAGCGATTCTTTATCAGATACTTCTGCTTCTAATAATAGAGTTGCAATGCACTTTTATTCTACTTAAAATCAAATGAAATGGAAATCAGAAAAATATCAATTGGTCCTGACTATAAGTCTGGGGCTATGCACTACCTAGTTGGACAAGATGTCTTAGGAGGTAAGTACACTATACATCACATACGAGACGAAAAGAATTGTTTTAAGATTTGGATTATTAAAGACAATGAGATTGTTCTTTGGAAAAGTTTCAATTCAACTATTCCAGTATCTGTAGAATACAATATCAATTTTTAGTATGAAGTCACCTTTTGGTTTTATTGTAACTCCGGTTAATGATACTCGGTACGATAACGTGAAAAAAATAGGAGAAGTTGACTTTATTACAAGCTCATCTAAAGAAGATCATACTGTTTCTAATCGATTTGCCAATGTAGTAGCTACTCCAATCAATTATGATGGTGATGTAAAAGTGGGTGACATATTGGTAGTTCACCACAATGTTTTTAAGTATTATAACGATATGAAGGGTAGAGAGAAAAGCGGAAGAAGTTTTTTAAAAGACAATTTGTTTATAGTGGAACCTACTCAGTTTTTTATGTATCAGCAAAATGGAAAATGGAAGTCTCACTTAGATTACTGTTTTATAAAACCTTCTTCTAAAGAAGAATCTATTATATTTAACAACGATAGATATCAAGCTCTTACAGGAACAGTAGAAATAACTAATCCCGAACTAACTTATTTAGGTGTTAAACAAGGAGATAAAGTGTGCTTTAAACCAGAGTCGGAGTATGAGTTTAAGATAGACGATAAGATTCTATATAGAATGAAATCTAAAAATATAACAATGATGTTATGAGCAAAGAAATTAAATTAAAAATCATTAAGGCTGGTAGAGCTGCAGTAGAACAACTAATAAAAGTCGCTCAAGAAAAGATTATTAAGCCTGACCTCGACGACGAGTTAGCGGCAGACAGATTAAAGAATGCAGCAGCGACTAAGAAGCTAGCTATCTTTGATGCTTTTGAAATACTAAATCGTATTGATGCAGAAGAAGAAGCTTTAAATAGTGTAAATAAAACAAGTAGTAATCAAGGGTTTGCAGAGCGAAGGTCGAAATAATTTATACAGAATCATACAAGATGTGGTTCCACGAACAGCGATGGCTAAAAAAAATAAAGCCAAAAACTGGGAGTATGGATACAACGAAAAGTATGACATTGTTGTCATCTCTAAAAACGGCACTGTTGGTGATATATACGAAATTCAAGGATTAAAAATAGGACTTCCTAAAACACCGGCTAAATACTATTCTAATGAAGAGAAATGTTGGCAGCCTTTTGATTATCCTAAAGCATTGTCTAAGATTAAATCTATATTTCAATGGAATGAAATGTCAGCTGAATTCAAAGATGCTTGGGTAAGCTATATTGAGCAGGAGTTTGACAAAAGAGAAGAAGGTTTCTGGTTTAACAACAACGGAAACCCTACTTACATTACGGGTACTCATTATTGTTATTTGCAATGGACTAAAATTGATGTAGGTCATCCTGAGTTTAGAGAAGCCAATAGAATATTCTTTTTATTCTGGGAGGCTTGTAAGGCAGACAAGAGAAGTTTTGGTATGTGCTATTTAAAGATAAGGCGTTCTGGGTTTTCTTTTATGGGTTCGTCAGAGACAGTAAACACAGCTACTATATCTAAAGATGCTCGAATAGGAGTTTTATCTAAAACAGGTACTGATGCCAAGAAGATGTTTACAGATAAAATAGTTCCTATCTCCAACAATTACCCTTTCTTTTTTAAGCCTATTCAAGATGGTATGGATAAACCAAAAACTGAATTATCTTATCGTGTACCGGCAAGTAAGATTACTAAACGAAATATGTATTTATCTGATGATCAAGAGTTAGAAGGATTAGATACCACTATAGATTGGCGTAATACTTCTGACAACTCTTATGATGGAGAAAAACTGCAGTTACTTATTCACGATGAAAGTGGTAAGTGGGAAAAACCAGAAAACATACTTAATAATTGGCGTGTTACTAAAACTTGTTTACGATTAGGTAGTAAAGTTATTGGCAAGTGTATGATGGGATCTACTTCTAATGCGCTAGATAAAGGAGGTGCTAATTTTAAGAAACTGTATTACGACTCAGACCCATCAAAAAGAAATGCGAATGGTCAAACTAAATCTGGATTGTATTCTTTATTTATTCCTATGGAGTGGAATTTTGAAGGTTATATAGATAAGTATGGAATGCCTGTTTTAAAAACTCCAGACAAACCTGTTCAGGGAAACGATGGTGAGTACATTACTACGGGAGCTATTAATTACTGGGAGAATGAAGTAGACTCTTTGAAAAATGATGCAGATGCCTTAAATGAATTCTACAGACAGTTTCCAAGAACGGAGTCTCACGCATTTAGAGATGAGAGTAAGCAGTCTTTATTTAACTTAACTAAAATATACCAGCAGATAGATTATAATGATGGCTTAATGAAGGCTAAGTATCTAACAAGAGGAAGTTTTTATTGGGAGAATGGAGTTAAGGATTCTAGAGTAATATGGAGTCCTAATAAATCAGGAAGATTTTTAGTTAGTTGGTTGCCTAAATACGAGTTGCAAAATAGAAAAGAACAAAGAAACGGTAAGTACTATCCTGGAAATGAGCACGTTGGTTCTTTTGGTTGTGATAGTTATGATATTTCAGGAACTGTAGGTGGTAAGGGTTCTAATGGAGCTTTACACGGAATGACTAAATTTAATATGGATGATGCACCAAGCAATGAGTTTTTCTTGGAGTATGTAGCTAGACCACAAACAGCAGAGATATTTTTTGAAGAAGTGTTGATGGCGTGTGTCTTTTATGGTATGCCTATACTTTGTGAAAACAATAAACCAAGGTTGTTATACCACTTTAAAAACAGAGGATATAGAGGCTTTTGTATGAATAGACCAGATAAACAATTCAATAAACTATCTAAGACAGAAAAAGAGTTGGGTGGTATTCCTAATACTTCTGAAGATGTTAAACAGTCTCACGCATCAGCTATTGAGTCTTATGTAGAAAAGTATGTAGGTTTAGATATGACTAATGAGATGAGGAAAATGGATGAAATGGGTTCAATGTATTTTACTAGAACTTTAGAAGATTGGGCTAGGTTTGACATCAATAAAAGAACCAAGTTTGATGCTTCAATAAGCTCTGGTTTAGCTATAATGGCGAACCAAAAACATTTGTATACACCTGTCAAAAAAGAGTCAAAAATAAGCATTAACTTTGCAAGATATGCTAATAAGGGGAATATAAGCGAATTACTGAAATAAATGAAAGACGTTGAATTATTAATAAACCCCGCAGGTTTTCCAGATCAATTTGCCACTGATGCTGACAAGGCAACAATGGAATATGGATTACAGGTAGGTCAAGCTATTCAGTATGAATGGTTTAGAAAAGGTGGAGGTAGCTGTAGGTATTACAGTCAACTTCAATCTTTTAATCAATTAAGAAGATATGCAAGAGGAGAACAATCCGTTGCTAAGTATAAGAATGAACTAGCGGTTGACGGTGACTTGTCTTACCTCAACTTAGATTGGACTCCAGTTCCAATACTTCCTAAGTTTGTAGACATTGTAGTTAACGGAATGTCAAATAGATTATTTCACGTAAAGGCATATGCTCAAGATGCATTGTCTAGTGAACACAGAAACAAGTATCAAAAGCTGGTAGAAAGAGATATGTTAAATAAAGACATATTCACCGACTTTCAACAGTCATTTGGTATTGATCCTTTTATGACAGATGTAGAAGAGCTTCCTGAAAACAATGAAGAGCTTGAGTTGCATATGCAGTTAAAATACAAACCGTCTATTGAAATTGCGGAAGAAGAAGCTATTAATACAGTATTAGAGGAGAATCACTATCAAGACATTAAAAAAAGAATTGATTATGATATGACGGTTCTTGGAGTGGGTATGGCTAAACATCAGTTTTTACCAGGTAGTGGTGTTCAGGTAGACTATGTAGATCCCGCTAATGTAGTGTATAGCTACACAGAAGACCCTCACTTTAAAGATTGTTTTTATTGGGGAGAAGTTAAGACACTTCCTATAGCGGAGTTAATAAAGATCGATCCCTCACTTACTAGAGATGATTTAAAAAAGATATCTCAATACAGTCAAACGTGGTATGATTATTACAATGTAAACAGGTTTTATGAGAATAGTTTATTCTTTAAAGACACGGCTACACTTATTTATTTTAATTACAAGACTACTAAGAAGTTTGTTTATAAAAAGAAGATTTTAGACGGTGGTGGAGAAAGAATAATCGAGAAAGACGATACTTTTAATCCACCTGAAGAAATGATGAAGGAGGGTAAGTTTGAGAGAGTAGAAAAAACTATTGAAGTTTGGTATGAAGGTATAATGGTAGCTGGCTCTAACATTATGTTAAAATGGGAATTGGCTGAAAATATGGTCAGACCTAAATCAGCTTCTCAACACGCTATGCCTAATTATGTGGCTTGTGCTCCAAGAATGTATAAAGGTAATATTGAGTCATTAGTAAGAAGAATGATTCCTTTTGCAGATCAAATACAAATAAGTCATTTAAAGCTTCAGCAAGTAGTTGCAAAGATGGTTCCGGATGGTGTATTTATAGATGCTGATGGATTGAGTGAGGTAGACTTAGGCACAGGTCAAGCATACAATCCAGAAGATGCATTAAGATTGTACTTTCAAACGGGTAGTGTAGTCGGTAGAAGTTATACTCAAGATGGTGAATTTAATAATGCAAGAGTTCCAATACAACAACTAAATACTAGCAGTGGTCAATCTAAAATGGCTGCTTTGATAGGTAATTACAACCATTACCTAGGTATGATTAGAGCGGTGACAGGATTAAACGAAGCCAGGGATGGATCAACTCCTGATCCGAATGCGTTGGTAGGTGTTCAGAAGTTAGCAGCACTTAATTCTAATACAGCTACTAGACATATATTAGAAGGTAGTTTGTATATCAGTAGAACATTAGCAGAAGGGTTGTCTTTAAGAATAGCTGACTTGTTAGAGTACGCTGACTTCAAAGAAGAGTTTGCCAATCAAATAGGTAAGTACAATGTAGATAGAATAGAAGATATAAAAGACTTGTACTTGTATGACTTCGGTATATTTATCGAGGTGGCTCCTGATGAAGAAGAAAAAGCTATGCTAGAGCAAAACATTCAAATGGCTTTATCTAAGAATGATATTAGTTTAGAGGATGCTATTGACATAAGAGAAGTCAGAAATCTAAAAATGGCTAATCAGTTATTAAAGCTTAAGAGAAAAAGAAAGCAAGATGCTGATAGAGAAGCTGCGGCTATGCAACAACAGATGACTGCTCAAACTCAGTTCCAATCTCAAAAAATGGCTTCTGATGCAGCGATGCAAAAGATACAGCTGGAGGGTGAAATGAAGATGAGGTCTAAACAGGCTGAAATAGCTTTTGAAATAGAAAAGTTAAAGAATGAGGCTGCTCTTAAGCAAGAGTTAATGACTTACGAGTTTCAGTTAAATATGCAGTTAAAAGGTGTTGAGGAGTCAGCTATTAATACAAGAGAAAGTAAAAGAGAAGAAGCTAAGTCTGAAAGGATAAGCCAACAAAATACAGAGCAATCAAAGCTTATTCAACAGAGGCAACAAAAGCTTCCTCCGGTTAATTTTGAATCTAATGAAGACACCTTAGATGGGTTTGATTTAGCTGAATTCGACCCCCGATAACATAAATAAAATTATTAGTAACTTTGCATAAAAATCAAATCAAATGGAAATTAAAGTAAAAGAGTACGACTCTGGTCCTCAGAAGTCAAAAGCACAAGTAGAGGAAGAGTTGTTACAAAAGCACGAAGCCGAAGTAAGTGGTGAGAGTGTAGAAGAGAATAAGGTAGAAGCAGTTAAAGTAGGGGAACCTGCTAAAGCTGAAGAGCCAATTAAAGAAGAGCCTGTAGTGGAAGAAAAGCCACAAATGGGTGAACAAGAAGTTCTTTCATTTATTAGAGAGAAATACAGTAAGGAAGTTAATTCTATTGATGACCTACTTGCTAAAAGAGAGCAAGAAGAGTTACCATCAGATGTAGCGACTTACTTACAGTATAAAAAAGAGACTGGTCGTGGATTTGAAGACTTTGCTAAAATCAATAAAGATTATAGTAAAGAAAGTCCTGATCAAGTATTATCTATGTATTATTCAGAAGTTGAAGAAGGCTTAGACAAGGAAGAAATAGATTATTTACTTAATTCTAGATTCGGAACTGATCCTGAGGTTGATTCAGAAGATGAAATGAAAAAGAAAAGCATAGATAAGAAAAAAGAACTTGCAAAGGCTTTAAAACACTTTGAAGGTCAAAAAGAAAAATATAAAGTTCCTGTTGAGTCAATGGGCGCTAAGTTTTCTGATGAAGACCAGCAGAGGTTTAAAGCTTATCAAGAACAAGTGGAGAAATCCAAGGAAACTCAAAGCTTAATGCAAAAGAGAGCAGAGAGTTTTCAGGAGAACACCAATAAATTGTTTACTGAAGAATTTAAAGGTTTTAAGTTTAACATCAGTGATAAAGAATATGTTTATTCTCCTGGCGATTTCAACGAACTGAAGAAGTCTCAATCTGACATTATGAACTTTGTATCAAAGTTTACTAATGATCAAGGAGAGATATCGGATGTAGTTGGATATCACAAGTCGTTGTCTATGGCAATGAATCCTGAAAAGTTCGCAAAGTATTTTTACGAGCAAGGGGTGGCATCAGCTGTTAATGAGTCTGTTAAAAAATCTAAAAATATAAACTTAGATATGAGGCAAACTCCGCAGGTGACATCTAAACAGGGATTTAGTGTTAAGGCTACGACACCCTCGTCTAGGCGAGGATTGACAATTAGGTCACCAAAAAATAAATAAGTTAAACAATAAAAACAAAAAACAATGAGTTTAAATATACCGGGGTTTGCTCTACAGCCAAGTGCTACTAGAGTACCAACCGCAACAAACTATATGACAAGTTTTGATTTTTTAAATCAATATTTGCCAGACACATACGAAAAGGAATTTGAGAGATATGGAAACAGAACTCTTTCTTCTTTCTTAAGAATGGTAGGTGCTGAGATGCCTTCTAATTCTGACCTTATTAAATGGGCAGAACAAGGTAGATTACACATTAAATATACAGACGTTAAATGTACTACTAACCCTGCATCTGGATTAGGAGCAGTGACTTTTGAGGTAGATGATGTTTTAATTCCTGCAGACCAAATAATGGCTCCTGCTGGAACTGCTTCTAAAATTGCTATTAGAATAGGTCAAACAGTTATGATATCTGGAAACGCTGGCTATGCTGGGATTTCTAACAAAGGTATTGTTACTGCTGTTACAGCTGACACTTTTGATGTAAAAATCTTTGAAGCTGGTGGATATACTGGTCAAGGGTCAGTTGTTGATGCTAACGAAAAAGTAAGTGTTTTCATTTACGGTTCTGAATTTAAAAAAGGAGATTCTGGAATGGACGGTTCTTTAGAGCCATTTGACACGATTCTTGAAAACAATCCAATCATCATCAAAGACAACTACGCTGTTAGTGGTTCTGATATGGCTCAAATCGGGTGGGTAGAAGTATCTACTGAAGATGGAGCTAATGGATACCTATGGTATTTAAAAGCAGAGCACGAAACAAGAATGAGGTTTGAAGATTATTTAGAAACTGCAATGGTAGAAGCTGTAAAAGCTGGTGCTGGATCAGGCGCTATTGGTGCTGGATTTGTTGGTTCTGAAGGATTATTTTCTGCTATTGAGTCAAGAGGTAATATCTTTACAGGTGCTATTACTAATTTAGGAGATTTCGATTCTATTATCGAAAGACTAGATAAGCAAGGTGCTATTGAAGAGAACGTTCTTTTCTTAAACAGACAGACATCTTTCGAGATTGATGATATGTTAGCTGCTCAGAACTCTTATGGTAATGGTGGTTCATCTTACGGATTATTTGATAATGACGAAGAGATGGCATTAAACCTAGGATTCAAAGGATTCAGAAGAGCATATGATTTCTACAAGTCAGATTGGAAATACCTTAACGATCCTACTATGAGAGGTGGTTTAGTTGGTGGAGCTATTGATGGTGTATTAGTACCAGCTGGTTCAACTAACGTTTACGACCAAGTATTAGGAAGAAACGCTAAGAGACCATTCTTACACGTAAGATACAGAGCTTCTGAAACTGAAGACAGACGTTATAAGTCTTGGATTACTGGTTCTGCCGGTGGTGCTGCTACTAGCGATAGAGATGAGATGAGAGTTAATTTCTTATCAGAAAGAGCACTATGTACTATGGGTGCAAACAATTTCGTATTGTTCAAATAATAGTATAATTTATGGAGGGGAGCAATCCCCTCCTATTTTTTAAACTTTAAATTAAATCAAATGAAAAAAAAGAGAGAAATAAAAGACCGTGTGTATAAGTTGAGAAACGGTCATCAACCATTAAGTCACACGATTAATTCTAGAAACACAAGAAGAAAGCCATTATTGTATTTTGATGGTGAACACAATAGACCTTTACGTTATGCATCTAATCAAAAGAGTCCTTTTGAAGATGAGCAAGACAAAAACGTAATATTAGATCCAGTTATTTTTGAAGATGGAATGTTGTTTGTTCCAAAAACAAATCCTGTACTACAGGAATTTTTACATTATCATCCAGACAATGGAGCTGTTTTTGAAGAAGTAGATAAAGAAGCAGATGCTCAAAAAGAAGTAGATTATCTTGAGACAGAAGCAAAGGCATTTAAAATGGCTGCTGAGTTAACTATAGATCAAATGGAGACTTTAGGTAGAGTATTCTTGGAGCTTAGGGTAGGTAATATGGCTACTGCTGAATTAAAAAGAGACATTATACTATTTGCTAAAAACCATCCAGAAGATTTCTTAGATGCACTTAGTGACCCTATGTTGGAATTACAGGATACTGTAGTTAAGATATTTGAGAAAGGATTGTTAGGTTTAAGAAATAATGGTAAGGATGTTTACTATAATTTGAAGACTAAAAAAACTAAGCTTTTAACTATTCCTTTTGGAGATGACCACATACAGACAGTTGCTGCTTATTTCCAGAGAGATGAGGGTATTGAGATATACAAAGCCTTCCAAGATATGTTAGAAAAATAGGCTATCTTTGTAAGATTATTAACCACTTAATTTTTTAAACAATGCAAAAGTTTTTAAGTATACCAGTTACAAACGAGCAAAATCAATTAGTCTCGTGTAACGACATTAAATTAATCGAAGTAGGAGATGGAGCTTCACCAGTTGCAAATCCAACTACAACTATTACCGTATATTACGGAGGAGGTAAAAAAGTAACTCTAACTCACGCTGCAGTATCTGCTGGAAGTGAAGAAATGAGAGACGCTATTCAGGATGGTGTTGTTCAAGTATTGAAACAACAATGGACTGAAGTTATTTTACAAATGGACTCTTTACCACAGGCGGTAAGCGGAATAGCAATAGCTTAAGATATGGAGAAGTTTTTAAACATACCCGTATATAAGCTAATAACTAGTGGAACTACTACTTCTGATGGAGTGCCTAACGAATTAATTGACGAGACCCTTGGTGTTGACTTTGTTAGTTTAGGTGTAAAAATAGGAGATATTATTCACAACGCAACAGATAACACGTATCACACAGTTACTTCAGTTGCTGTAGATACTTTAGGTGCTGATAACGGTGGAGTTGGCGATTCTAAATCTTATTTTATTCATTCAGCTACTATTAACAATAGTCAATTAGTTTCTGGATCAGGAGTTTTATTAGTAGAGCAAGCTAGCACTAGTACTGTTACCATTACCTATGAAGGAGCATCATCAGCTGATGTTGTTACTTTAACACACACTCCAGTTGCTTCAGGAAGTGAAGCAGTTAGAGACTTGATTGAAGAATCAATAGTTAAAGGATACTCTTCTAGTTGGACAGATGTTTCTCACGATGTATCGGTTTTGCCTTACAGAGTAATAGGAATATCTTTAGGATAATATTTTACCTACTATACTATACAAGAGCTTCTGTAACTAGAGGCTCTTTTTTTTTGCTTATCTTTGTATCAAAAGATTTTAGATGATAAATTCTGTTAGAAATACTGTTCTTTCTATACTGAATAAAAATAATTACGGATACATCTCCCCAGCTGACTTTAACCTTTTCGCAAAACAAGCACAGCTAGATATATTTGAAGATTACTTTTATCAGTATAATACTCAAATAAACAAAGAGAACAATAGGCTAGGTAGACTTTCTGGTACAGGTTATGCGGATATTAAAAAAGGATTAGAAGAAGTATTAGATAGCTTTTCAGTTACCTCGTTTTTATCTAGAGTAAATGCCAATATATATTCTCTACCTTTAGATTACTACTTAATTAATAAAATATTCTATTATCCTAACCAATTAGCTTCAGGAACTACTACAGGAACTACTGCGGGTAAATTAGATGATGTTAATGCTAACTTTTTAGGTGTAGTAAGTGTAGGTGACATAGTGGTTAATACTACAGACGCTACATCTGCATTTGTAACAGTAGTTGCCAACACCTCATTAAAATTAAGTAGTGACATAATGGTTACTGCAGAGAACTATGCGATATATAATAACAGTAATATTTCTGAAGTAGAAAGAGTAAATCAAGATAAAATATTTTATTTAACTAATTCTAACTTAACTTCACCTACTACACAGTATCCTGCTTATGTATTAGAAGGTAATAACGTTACGGCTTATCCAACTACTATATCAGGATCTGCAGATCTACAAACACAATATGTTAGATACCCAAAAGATCCTAAATGGACTTATCAAAGTTTAACAGGTGGACAACCAATGTTTGATCAATCTCAAGCAGATTATCAAGACTTTGAACTACCTTTATCAGATGAGACTGATTTAGTTATAAGTATTTTAAAATACGCTGGTTTATCAATTAGAGAGGCTGACATATATAATGCAGCTGACTCACAGCAAAAAACAGAAACCATACAAGAAAATAGTTAATGGCATATATATCACAATATCAATATTATGACAACAGTGAAAACTGGGGCTCTTACCAATATGTTTCTTTACAGGATATCGTAAATAACTATATGTTAATGTATGTCGGTAACAACAAGTTAATTAATAATATAGACCGATATCAAGTTTTGTTTCACGCTAAAAGAGCTATACAAGAGTTAAACTATGATGCATTTAAGGAAATTAAAATACTTCAATTAAATGTTGGTTCTAACTTAAGATATGTTTTGCCTTCTGATTTTGTAAATTGGGTTAGAATATCTATTTATTATAATGGGACTTTATTTCCATTGAGTGAAAATATTCAAACTAATTATGCTTCTGCATACTTGCAAGACAACAATAACAACTTATTATTTGACGCAAGTGGTAATGTATTAAGCCCTGAAAACTCTCAAATCACACTTGATAGGATAGCTGGACTTACTAGAAGTCAATATCTAAATGAAACTAGTCCTTATTATGGTTACTATGGTTTTTGTTTAGAAGGTAATTGGTATTTTGACTTTTCTATTGGAGGAGCTTATGGATTAAATACAGAAACAGCAAATGCACTACCTACTTTTAAAATAGATAAAAAAAGCGGTGTTATTAACTTTAGTTCTGGAGCTGGTAATAAGTCAGTTGTGTTAGAATATGTTTCTGACGGTATGGAAAACGGTGATGATTCTTTAGTTACTGTAAATAAAATGTTTGAAGAGTTTTTATATTCTTACATAAGTTATTCTATATTAAACACCAAATTGAGTGAACCTGAATATATTATTAATAGATACAGAAAAAGCAAATCTGCATTACTAAGAAATGCAAAGATAAGAATGAGTAACATTCACCCAGGAAGACTGCTTATGAATTTAAGAGGTCAAGACAAGATTATAAAGTAATATGCAATTAAATAGTTTCTTTTTCAAAGGCATAATGAATAAGTCTACTGACGAAAGGATACTACCTCCTGGAGAATATGTAGATGCATTAAACGCTAGGTTAGGTTCAACAGAAGATTCAGAAATAGGTACTTTAGAAAACACTAAAGGAAATGAACTATTAACTAATATCACAAATGAAGGAGTGGCTTTAAGCGCTAACGCTTTATGTCTTGGTTCCTACGCAGACAACTCTGATGAGACTATATATTGGTTTGTTACTGACCCTGGATTAATTGACTTAATTGTTTCTTTTAATGCAAAAACATCTCTTACTCAATATCATATTATTTCCACTACAGTATTAAATTTTAATGTAAAACACTTAATAACTGGTGTTGAGTTAATAGATAGATTCTTGATATTTACAGATGATTTAAATCCTCCAAGAAAAATAAATGTAGATAGATCTTATGCTACCCCAGTAGGTGGAGTAGATCAAATAACAGAAGAAGAAATTAATTTAATCGTTAAGCCACCTATAACGGCACCAACATTCATTTTAGAGTCTGCTTCTGGAGATGATAAAAGTTTTTTAACAGATAAGTTTATTTCTTTTTCTTATCGATTTAAATATGAGGATGGTGAATACTCTGCGTTATCTCCTTTTAGTTTACCTGCTTTTAAACCCAAACAACCCCCAGTAAATATAGATTTTAATACTGTTAAAAATGAGTCTATGTTGAACGACTTTCATTCAGCAACTGTTTTTTTTAGTACTGGATCTGATTTAGTTAAAGAAATAGAAGTTTGTTATAAAGAGAGTTCAAGTACTGTTATTAAAGTAATAGATAAATACAACAAGTCTGATTTAGGCTGGGCAGACAATTCTACTCAGTCTGTGTTTTTTAGAAATAAAGAGGTGTTTAGAGTGCTTTCTGCTAATGAATCTTTAAGGCTTTATGACAATGTACCTTTAAAGGCAAAGGCATTAACTAGTTCCGGTAATAGATTGATGTTGGGGAATTATGTGGATGGATATGATATGAAGTCTTCAGATGGAGATAGTGTTAAATTAAATTATACTACTTCATTAGTTACGCCAAGGGGTGCTTCTGTAGATATTCCAGGTCAATTTATTTCATCTAGTTACCAAGTTCTAAATGGTAGTTCTTCAGCTACTACAGTAAGTGTAGAAGAGTCTAAAGCTGTTTTTGATTTCGGACTTAATGAATTTAAACAAGGATCTTTTGTTGCTTTTAGTGCTACTTTAACCAGCTATAGTGGAGGATATAATTATTATAATGAAAACAGTTCTGTTTTAAATTTAACAAGACCAAGTGATTTTATTTTTACTATATCTTCTTCTGTTCAATTAAACAATACTTATGGTGACGTTGCTTCTTTTGTGGCTAGTCCTGAGTTTGAAAGACTAATTGGAACTGGGTTAGCTACTGCAACACCTAAATACCAACCATTTAGTAGTGCTATTAACGGAAGAACCGCTACAGATACTTTAAATTTAGTGGCATTACAAACATCAGCCGTCAACAGTGTTGGAGGAGCTGATATTACAGCTGTAAATTCAGCTGTCCCTAATGCAGCAGTCTGTGCCTCTAGCCCAATACCTCCAGCTTACCCGACAGGTCAAACAGGTTTTTTAGAAACATTTAATATTGCCAATCCTACTAAAGTAAATATTCAAGCATTAATGATGGTTTATGAATCAGGAGGTGTTAAGTCATTTGAAGGTTTAGAATTTAGAAGTGCTAATTTTCAAATTCAGCAAAGTGGTTCTTTAGAAAGTTTACACAGTAATAGAGACTATGACTTGGCAATGGTTTATATGGATGATTATGCTAGATCAAGTACTGCTTTAGTGAGTTTAAATAGCAGTATTAATGTTCCAGCAGGAAATAGCAATCAAATAAATAAAATACAAGTAAATATACCTACCAGTCAAAAAGCACCATCTTGGGCTAAATACTATAAGTTTGCTATTAAGCCATCTAAATTGAATTACGATACTTTATTTTTATTAAGGTCACAACCTGATAAAAACGATAGTAATGAATTTTGGTGTTTCTTAGAAGGTGAAACTGCACAAAACGTAACGGAGGGAGAAACGTATATAGTTAAAAGAGATATTGAGGGTGCTATGAATAATTACATAGAAACCGTTTGTTTAGCTAAAAGCACTACTCCTAATATAGATACATCTGTAAGTAGTGGTTATCCTGGCCCTGGTATTTATGCTAAGTTTGCTCCTGGATCTACGTATGTTTTAGATGAACCGACTTTAGTAACAGAAAACGAACAAAATAGAGAATCAACTAAAGTTCTTATGAATGGTGTTGGAAATGAATTAGATCTTAATGGATTTACTTTTACAACTATTCCTCAAGGTACTACAGTTGAGATAAATATTACTTGCGAAAGATCGGATCCAAAATCTATACAAGTAGGAATATTAAAACTTTTTACTAATAATGAAGTAGATGATGAACTTACAACAAAATATAGTAAATTAAGCACTAAAAGAGTCTCAAATAAAGCTTATAACACATATAGCACTTTAGCAGAAAACCTAGAAGAAATGGTTGACGAGCAATTCGTTGATAGCCAAGGGTTTTTCACTAATAGTGAAATTGATTATAGTGGTAATGTTGGATTAGAATATCGTTATAAATTGAGTGGAGTTTCTATAATTAATAATATTGAATATCCGGCTAGTTTAATTCCCGAAGACCCAGTTCATAGTGTTGGTTTTAATACTTCTAGTTCAAATCACTTAGGAGCCATAACTGAATTTCCATCTTTAGCTAATAATCTTTTAACTTCTAATGGTACAAGTTCTGTAACTATTGAAGTTATTGTAAGTGGTATTCCTGATGGATTAGTTGTTTTAGAAACTGAAGGTGAAGATGCACCAGATGAATTTTATTACGAGGGTAGTGAAGTTTTTGATATTGACGGAGACTTACACGAAGGTAATCTACAAAACCAAAACACTTGGAGTTTTTACGATAATGCTCAAAACGGAACATATAGAACTTCTCAAGGGTTAATTGCTTCAGAATTCTACAGTGGAAACTTAGCTCTAACTACTACAGGGGGAAGTGGTGATGCTGCTCCATTTAATGTGGGGGACGTTGTTAACGTTAGTCAAACGAATTTATCACCAACCAATCCTCAATATAATGGAGAACACATTGTATTAGAAAAGCCAGATGCCAATACTATAGTATTAAATATAGCTTTTGGATCTTCCACACCTGTTGAAGGGGGTACAGTAAATGCAGATGCTGTTGTTCTTACTAACTTTTTTAATTGTTACTCCTTTGGTAATGGTATAGAAAGTTGTAAAATACAAGATTCATTTAAAGAAGATGCTGTTAATATTGGTGAAAGAGTATTTACATTGTCTGAAGGAGAGTTTAGACAAAAAAGAAGAAACGCTTCTATTACCTATAGTGGCGTATATAATGATGAAACTAAACTTAATAGAACTAATGAGTTTAACTTAGGCATTCTTAACTTCAAGGATTTAGATGAAGATTTTGGAAACATAGAATTATTAAAGGCAAGACAGAATGACTTATTAGTATTACAAGAAGATAAAGTTTCCTATGTATTAGTAAATAAAAATGTACTTACTTCTGCGGATGGATTATCAAACGTTACTTCTACACCTACCGTGTTAGGAAATCAAGTTTCTAGATTAGAAGAGTATGGCATTAGTCACAATCCAGAAAGCTATGCTGAGTTTGGATATGATAAATATTTTACGGATGCCAAGCGTGGTGCAGTAATTAAGTTAAGTGGCAGTTCTTATTCTAATGAATCACTAGAAGTTATATCTCAAATAGGTATGAGGTCATACTTTAGAGATTTGTTTATAGATGATTTTAACACTCAAAAAATAGGAGGATACGATCCTTATATGAATGAGTATGTGTTAAGTAGTAATAACAGAACACTTCCTTTTGAAGATCAAGTTTATGGATGTGGTACAGAAATAGAGTTTAATAACCAGATGGAAAGTTTTACATATACTGTAAATTTAGGTAATTCTATGGGGGATACTGATATTGATTACAATGTTAGTTCTGGAAATATAAATATTTCTGTAACTTACAATGGAACCACAACTAGTTCAGGTAGTGTTACAGGAGTTGGAACTTTTCAATTTAACAAAAACAAACCAACAGTTGACACCGCCAGTGTTACTGTAAATATTGTAGGATCTTCTGCCGATTATTCTATTATAACTCAATGTCCTTTAGCGAACATTATTAATGTACATCAAATATGTTTAAATAGTGAGTTTACCGGAACGCCTCCAACAATACATAATCAATACGAATGGGCTTCTAGTAATTTAACGCCTGCTGTTTCTAGTCCGTTAATTAGTCAACCTATTACATTTACAAATGTCGCAACAGGTAGTGGTAGTGGAACTCAAAGAGTGCCTCAGTACCAAGTATACACTTCTCAATTAGCAGTAGGAACTACGCCAACACCCGAAGCGGTGGTTACAGTTAAGTCAGCGAAAATAGGTTCTGATTCTTTTGACTTTAATACTAATAACGGAAACAGATTGTTACATTTATTAAGTAGTACGACTTACGGGAATAATCAAACAGATATAAATGCTTTGTTAGCTGCTAGTACTAACTTAACAATATCTAATACTTCAAGTGGAATATTTGAGGGAGGTTTTAATTATAGCAACTTATTGTCTACACCTAATCTATATTTAATATATGACTACCGAACTTCAACAGCTGTTAGTTTATCTTTTGGATCAACTGAAAGTATTGTTTGTGGAGGCAGTGGTGTTTTACAAACTTATTATTTAGATGCAGCAATACCATCTGAAGCTACAGCAGTATATAATGACGCTGCAATGACAGTTCCAGCAGCTGCTGGATACTACTTATATGTGAATCCTAATCCAACATTAATAGATACATATTGGTTAAGACAAACGGCAGGTGGAGTAATTGGTCAAGTAAGTGAATGTTCAAGTTAAATTATGGCAGAAGTAACCTTATCATATAGCCCAGGAGTAAAAGGATGGCCCTCCTTTTATTCGTTTATACCGGAATGGACTCAGGGTATGAATAATTATTTATACACCTTTAAAAACGGTCAATTATATAGACATAATACCAATAGTTTAAGAAACAACTTTTATGGTGTTCAGTATAATACTACTATTAAAAGTGTATTTAATAAGTCATCGTTAGAAAATAAATTATTTAAAACTCTTGTTTTAGAGTCGGATGCTCCTTGGTCTGCAACTTTAGCAACAGACTTGCCTCAAGTAGGTAGTATTGCTTCTACTTATTTTGAAAAGAAAGAAGGTAATTACTTTGCTTTTATTAGATTTTTAGAGACAGACATTAATTTATTAATGAGATATGCTAATGGTATTGGTAGTGTAGACACTGTTGATGCCACCACTCCTACGGCAACTACTTTAACTTTTACTGTAAGTGTAGGCAGTATTATTAGTATAGGAGATATGATTTATTATGGGACAACCCCATCTTTAGGAGGGGTAGTTACGGGAATTAGTGGTAAGGTAATCACTATAGACACCACTAGTGGTAGTGCTCCTAGTAATGGTGACTTTATATTGTATGTAAAGAATACAGTAGCAGAATCTCACGGTGTAATGGGGCATTACTGTGAATACGAGTTAACTAATGACTCTACTTCAAAAGTAGAATTATTTTCAGTTGGTTCAGAATCTATGAAAAGTTTCCCTTAATTTAGTATATTTGCATATGATTAAGATAATACTCGCAATACTTAACATCTTCATTATTCAATACGTATTTGGTTTAATTATTCCCTCGGAAGGGATGTACTTAGCTATTGACCCAGTAACAATGCTTATTATAAGTGGCGTAGCGTCTGCAGCACAAGCCGGAATTAGTTTACACCAAGCTAATAAAGCTAAGGACGATATGAGAGACGCTGAATTAAAAGCGGGAGAATACATTGACAAAGCTTACCAAAATGCTAGTGTTAACGCTCAAAGAATGAGGTCTATTGATACTAGTTTATATGATACGGCTAGTGAGCAAATAAGTCAAGATTTATCTACTGTATTAGGGGTTACTGCTGGTGAAGATGCAAGATTAGCAGCTGCTCAGGGAAGTAGACTGGCTCAGACTTCTGCAAGAGAAAGACAAGCTTTGGAAATGCAGAAAAGAAAAGATATTCAAGGTTTAGAAAAGGATATTGCTGAAGGAGAACAATCTAAATTAGCTAGGCTACAGGCACTTGATCAAGAACAAGCAATTGGGTATCAACAACAAGCAGCAGATGCTCAACAAAGAAAAATTGCTGCTCAACAACAGGCATTATCAGCAGGATCTAACTTTGTAAATAGTTATACTGGAATGATAAATGCTGGGATATCTCCCCAACAATTAGGTTTTGGAGGTGGTAAACAAACTTCAATCGCACCACCTACTCCTTCTCAGTCTGGAGTAGCTCCAGCTTCAAGTGCATTACCTACTAGAACTACAACAGGTGGTTCTGGAATGGGATCTATGTCGCAAGGATCTGGTTTAGAGTTTTTACCTGATGGAAGAATATATGACTCTGCAACAGGGAATTTTATATAGTTATTAATTATGGCAGCACCAGGATTCGGTTACGTAAAAAGAGATGTAGAAAAAACCACTATTGATTGGTCTGCGGTTAGTGGTGACTTAACTAAGTCGTTAGGTGGCGCATTAGCTGCGGGTGAAAAACAAAAAGCAGATGTTGCTATTACAGACCAAACTATGGCGGGAGAGATTCAAAAGCTTCCCAAAGGAGTAACCCCTGACCAAAGTAAATACTACGCTTCAGCTATTCAAAATATTGGAGATGCTAATCAAGAAATTAAAGAACAGTATGATAATGGTGAAATTACTGCTACTCAATATAAGATTGCAGTAAACTCTCTTAATACTCAATATCAAATATTTAAAAATAATGCTACCTCTTATCAAAAGTCATATGATGACTTTATTAAAAAAGTAACTGATGGGAAAAGTGGTGCAACTACACAGCTTGTAGCTACTTGGGTAGATCAAATGGGTGGTATGAATAAGTCTGTTGGGTGGAATAAAGACTCCCAAACCCTTGAGTCTAGTTATGTTGCCAACGGGGAAGTAATTAAAAGTCCTGTTGCTAATGACTTATCTTTAATGAATTATTACAATACCGCTTTTGATAATAAACTTATTACAGAGGGTTCAAAGAGATTTGGTGAGATGATATCATCTACGGAAGATATTGAGGGGAATTTAAAATATGTTAAGGGTTATAGAAAAAACGCAGAATTTCAAGAATCTTTAACAGGTTATGCTAGGGCTAGTGTAGCTTCTGATAGAACCGGTATAGATGCTGCTGAATATTTAGCTGCTGAAAAAGGTTATAAGTTAGTCTCTGGGACTCCACAAAACGAAAAAGAGATACAGGTTCTAAACAATAAGAATGGTATTCCAGAAGTAGTAGATATTGAAAAATACAAAAAACTAGCAATTGATGGCTTTAAAGAAGATATTTTAGTTACTCTTGACGACACTTATAAAACACAGGAAGGTGGTAAGCAATATAACCAAGATTTTTCTGAAAATAAAAAAGTTGTTATGGGACTTATTTCAGGAAATAAAAATGTTAATGAATATGTTGATTATTTAGATAAATACAATGCAGATAGTTATGTAACTAGAGAAGAAGCTTCTAAGTCTAGCGAAACGGTAACTATTAATGTTCCTGACCCTAACAAACCAGGTAAATTTAAAGAGAAAACAACTACTATTGCTGAATATGTAAAAAACAGACCGGAAGCAACTTTCTTTGAAAAAGATAAGTCAGGAAATTTAACTCCAGTTGTTTTAAACACTCCTGAAGATTACTTAACTTATGCTAATAAAGCTTCTGGATTAGATGATAAAACAATCTCCGCATTTAAACAAAGAGAAGAAGGTAATAAGTATTTTGAAGAAAATGGAGAAATAAAAGTTGATACACCTGCAGATAGAGCAGAGAAAATAAGAAAAGGAATTGCTCTTCCTGAATACATTGAAAGTAACACGCTTTCAAACACTACTCAACAAACTAGAACAACACCTATATCAACAGGCAGTTCTAGTGCTAGCAATAATAATGTTTTTAGAGCAATGACTCCTGAAGAACAAAAAGCAACTAAAAAAACCCCCATAAGCAATAACTAATGGATGAATCAAAAGCAATAGAGTTATTTGAGTTTTTCAATAAAGAAGGATACGATTTAGGAGATCAAGAAAACTTTTTAAATTCTTTTGATGATGAGGAAAAAAGAAAAGAGTTATACCAGTTCTTTAATAAAGAAGGATACGATGTTGGTAATGAAGAAGATTTTGTATTAAAAAAAAAAGATTCAGATTTACCTGTTCAAGAGGAAGTTACGGAATCTATTACAGAAGTGGAAACTCCAGCTATTTCATCGGAATCCTCATTAGATCCTGACATATTTAGAGAAATGACTACCGAAGAAAAGGTAGCTACTAGAAAAGGGACCCCATACGATGACACAGAAGAAAAAGATACTTTAATAGAAAGAACACTAGGTAAAAATGCAGTTACTGACTTTTTAGGAGATATGTATAGAGCTGGAGCTACAGGTTATCAACAAGGTCAATCTGTTGATGAAGCTCTTGAGGTTTTAGCCAAAGGATCTAGTGTTTCAGATCAAGACGTTGAAGAATATATTTCAGCTGTTCAAGAAACAGGTCCATATGCTGAGTCTGACGAAATGAAAGACTTTTATAACACTTATAATGAAGAGGGTAAAGGTATATTTGGTGTTTTAAAAGGGTTATATAATAACCCAAGTATACTTCCAGAAGTTTTGGTGTCATCAACTGCTTCTATGATGAATCCAGCTACTGCTGCTGGAGGTGCTGCAGGTGCTGCAGGTGGTGCAGCGGTAGGATCAACAGGGTTTTCCGCAGGACCATTAGGAGTTTTTACAACTCTTGGAGGTGCAATATCTGGTTTTTTTGGAGGGGCAACTACAACTTTAGAAACCGCAATGACATTTAATGAGTTGCTTAGAGAAGAGTTAGGAGATAAAGAGTTTAATAAAGAGAATATAAAAGAAATATTAAATGACCCCGAAAAACTAAGCAGTCTTAGATTTAAATCTGTAGGTAGGGGAGCAACTATTGGTACTATTGATGCTATGACAGCTGGGTTAGCAGGCGCTGTAACTAAAAAAGTAGTAAAGGCAGGTGTTAAAAAAGGTTTAGCTGCAGCTGCTGGTGGAGGTGTAGAAATGGTGGGAGGTAGTTTAGGTGAAGTTGGTGGTAAAGCTGTAGCTGGCCAAGAAATGGATGTGGCTGACATATTTTTAGAAGGTGCTGCTGGATTAGGTTCTGCTCCATTAACTGTTGGCGCTAAACTATTTTCTAAAAACAAACCTAAATATACTATAAACGGAGGAGATGCTTCTAAGGAGGATGTTATAGGATTAGTAAACTCACTAAATAAAGATAATATAAAAGAAACGGTAGCAAAAATAGATATAAAAAATGATCCAGAAACATCTACATTACTTCAAAATAAATTAGATGATATTTCTTTAGAAACTCAAATACCTGCTAATATTTCTAATCCTGAAACAAGGACTAAGTTAGTTGAGTTAGAAAAAGAAAGAAAAAGTTTAGAGAATAACACAACTCAATCTGCAAAGAATAGGGTAATAGAAATAGATAACCAAATTAAAAACTTACAACAAGATGCCATTCCAGAGCAAGAAACAGGAGATATACTTGATGCTGAACCAACCGAAAGTGTACAAGAAGTGGAAGAAGAAGTACGGGAGCCTTCTATCGAAACGGAAGAAGAAGCAGTAATAAAAGACTCTCAAATTCCAACAAGCAAGGAAATATATACTATTGAAACAGAAGAAGGTGAAGGAGTTAGAACCGTAGAAATAACTATTAATAAAGACGGAAGTAGAAGTGTTGTACAGAAAGTAGATGGGGATGTGGCTTCAGCTGATAATATACCTTCAGCTAATACTTTAAATAACAATGAATATGTAGAAGGTTCTTTTGGACCTATAGTTGGAGAGGTAGAAGTGTTACCAATGGAAAAGGTTATGAATCCTAAGATGAAGGAGAAATTAACTACCAAGCAAAAACAAGAATTAGGCATAGATGAGGAGGTTAAGGTTTATGATAATATAAACGATGACTTAGAAGTATTTGGGGAGTTTACTAAAAACGTAGAGTCGGGAAGAGATTTTGGAAATTTACCAGGTGAAGTTCAAAACATTATTGACCTAGGTCAAAGATTAGACGAGCAAGGAGTTACTGTTGAAGTTACTAGAGACCTGGGTATTGTTGATGGAAGACAAATACTAGAAGTTACAGCAAGCAACGGAGAAAAGTTTTTGATGTATAAGTCTAAAGGAACTGGAACAGGTGCGGCTTCTAAAGGTAAATGGGTTCCACTTCCAGGTTTTGCTAAAGACGGGTATTTTATTAAAGGCGCATACAATCCTGAAACAGGAAAAACATTTATACCAACTGGACCATTAAGCGAGGCAAACAATCCTAAGTTTAACAAGTATGGTAGTGAAACATTTAAAAAGTTAGCAGAACAATTAGAAAGTGAAACTACCGTTGAAGAAGCTGAAGTGGTTAAAGAAGAAACCGTAAAAAGTGAGACCACAGAAAAAATACCAGAAAAAGAGAAAAAACAATATTTTGTTCCTGGTAAAAATAAAATATTTAATTTTTTAGAGCGTGCAAGAAGGTCTCTTTTTACTAAAAAGAAATTCTTATCTAAAGCAGCTTATGATAAAGTTGAAAATAGAGAGTCTCAAATTGCAGGTGACATTGATGAAATGAACAACATCAATAAAGATTATGAAAAAAAATTAAAGAAAATAAAAGATCCAGAACAAAGAAAAAAAATTGAAGAACAGTTAGATAGATTGTTTAGAGGGGAGGAAGTTGACTCAAAAGTAGATATTCCTCAAGAATTAAAAGATTCTTTAAAAGAAATGAGGGCTTTAATTAAAAGGTTGTCTCAAAAATTACTAGACGATCCGTACTTTACTAAGGGTAAACCAGGGATGAGAGCTGAAATTCAAGATAATTTAGAAACTTACTTAACTAGAGCTTATAAAATATATGATTCTAAAAACTGGAAAGAGTCTGTGATGAGAGGAGATCAAGAACAAGTTTTAAATGATGCAAAAAATTATTTAAGAGAGCAAGAAAAAAGATTAAATCCTGAAGCGACTGAAGAAAGAATAGAAGAATTAGTTGATTTTAGAGTAGAAGACATACTAGAAGGAAAAGAAAATGATAACTGGTTATTTACTAGCTCAGACGTAACAGGCCAAAAATCATCAGAATTAAAAAAGAGAAATAAGTTTTTAAATAGTAATGATGTAGGGGCTGAAAAAATACGAGCTTTAATGGGTGAATACACCGATGTAGCCTCCAACTTTGTAAAATCAATTACTAAACTAGCTTCTTTAACAAATACAGCTGAAATGCTTACAAATTTAAGAGAGTTGGGTTTAAAAGAAGGGTGGTTAAGCACTGAAAGAACTAAAGAATTTAGTGACATTATAACCAATAAGCCTAAATTAGACAAAAAGGGGAAGCCAAAAACTACTGTAAGTGAAAAGTTTAAACCATTAGAAGGGCTTTACTCAACACCTGAAATAGCTGCTCAGTTTAATAATATGCAGCAAAACAAAACAATAACTTCTGGTATAGATGCCATAGATAAATTTTTGTTTGAACCTTATTTTAAGATAGTTTCACTTAATAAGTACGGAAAAACAATATTGTCTCCTCAAACTCACGCTATTAATTTCGTTAGCAATATGGGTTTTGCCTTTGTTAATGGACACGGAGACATTAAATCTTTCAAAGAAGCTTATAATGCTTTTCATAAGGATTTTAATAGAGATCAATACAATAAATATATTAGATTAGGTATAATAGACAATAATGTTCAATTAAAAGAAATAAAAGCTCTTTTTAAAGATGCTAATTTTGAGGACGGAATTACAAGTATAATAGATAAAAAAAGCTCAAATTTTACAAATAAAATAAAACAAATAACAAATAAAGGTTTAAGAGGTTTTGAAAAAGCTTATGGAGCTGAAGATAATTTCTGGAAAATATTTGGTTTTGAAAATGAATTAAAAAGATATGCAGATTCTGAATATGGAAAAAAACCAAGTGAACTTAATGAAACGGAACTAGCTGAAGTAGAAAAGATAGCAGCTGAAAACGTTAAAAACATATACCCTAACTATGGCAGGGTTTCAGATATAGTTCAAAAATTTAGAATATTACCTGCTGCAGGTTCTTTTGTTTCATTTACATACGAGTCTTATAGAACTGCATACAACACTATAAAGCTTGGAGTAAAAGAGATGAAATCTCCTAATAAAAACCTACAAAAAGCTGGAAGAAAAAGATTAATGGGAGCAGTTACTTATTTGTCAGCAAGAAACGCATTGTTGTACGCAAGCACTAAAGGAGCAGGATTAGCAGCAACAGGAATAATACTTGGAACACTAAGTAGTGACGATGAAAAAGATAAAACATCATTAGCAAAAAGATACTTATATGATTTTCAAAAGGCATCTTCTATTGCCCCACAAAAAGTAGGTGATGGTGTTTTTGAATATGTTGATGTAAGTGCCTCTGACCCTCACGGTGCTATAGATAAAATAATTAATCGTATATCAGAAAGCGAAAACCTAGAAGATGCTGCAATAAATGCATTTTCTCAATCAGTTTTAGAACCTTTTTTAGATGGAGAAATGACTGCGAACTTAATATCTTCCGTAAGTAAAGGTGAAAAATTATCAGGAGCTCCTATTTATGAAAAGGCAGATCAACCAGAAGATAAGTTAAAAAAAGCATTTTTTTATGTTGTTTCACAAATTCAGCCTGGGATTAGTAAACAAGCTATTAAACTATATGATGCTGAAAAAAAGTTGAAAACAGCAACAGAAATGATGACTGGATTAAAAACATATAAATTAGATATTAAAGATCAGTTCAGGTATAAAGTAAGTAACTTTCAATATAAAGAAGAAAGCTTAAGAAATATTAAGAGAGCTTATAAAAAAAAGATAGAAGGTAAAACACCACAAGAAATAGAAAATATATATAAAGACTTTAAAAAAGATTATGATGAATCTATTAAAAGTTTTTATTTAGACTATAAAGCTGCAAGAGATGTTTTCGGGGTTAGCGCTGAAGATTTATATGATATAATGAAAGAAAAAAGGTTAAGCCAGTCTTTAATAAGTAATATAGAAGAAAACGACTTACCTACCTTATCTAAAGATCCTGATGAGAAAACAACTACAACAAAAAAAATAAAAGGATCTATAAAAGCTAGATAATTATTACTATATTGAAGGATGAGAACTTGCAATATTTGCAATCAATCCTTTCCTGATACTGAATTTCCATCTGCTGGAATAAAAAAGGGTAAAAGATACAGACGTAGACAATGCTCTAAATGTTACGGTAAAAAGAAAAGACACCGTAGATACGTCAATCAAAGATGGCTTAGAGAACTAAAAGAAAAAATGGCTTGTGAGTCCTGTGGATATTCTAAAGAAACACATCCAAAGTTTTGCACTCAAGCTCTTGAGTTTCACCATTTTGAAAAGAATAAAGATTTTGAAGTAAGTAATGGCGTACACAGGGGAATGGCCGTAAAGAAAATACAAAAAGAAATAGAGAAGTGTAAAGTGCTATGCTCTAGATGTCACGTTGAAGAACATTACTCATCGTGATCAATCAACTCATCTAAAATTTTAATTAGATTCTTACAAGACTTGTTTACCTCGTCTTGTTTTTTATCCATTAAACTTTCATAAATTTCATCAGTAGTATCGTTAAGCAACTTAGTAATGAAGTTAACGTATGTAGTGTGGTGTTTCATTGTTTTAAATCTTCTGAGTATAAAAACTCATCTCCTAATTTCTTATCTATTGTCTTAATAGTTCTATATATTTCTATACTTCTTTTTTTAACCTCCTCTTTTTCTGCCTTTGTAGAATCTATTCCTAAGTGAGCATACAAACTACAGTCAATCTCCAACAACTTATCTATCTTATCCTTATCAGTCCAAGTCTTGAACTTTAAAATATTTTCTATGTCTTCAAATTTATACCTCATAATAAGCCTTGTTTTTTTTCTCGTACCTATAATAAGCCTCCAAGTCATTGGGACTTAAATTAGCCCAATTATACACTTCGTTTTCGTACATCTTTTCTTTTAACACTTCTTCAAAATTGTTTCTTTTTCTATCCACTACATCATCCCACAACTTCAAGTATTGAATATACTTATTTTTTTTCTTTGTAGGCTCGTAATTAGAAACTACTTTTTGGTAATTTAATTCTAATTTATCTGCTACCTCTGGCAATGTGTAACCAGACATTATTAATTGATTTACTAATTCGTTGTCAAATTTCATTTAAATTTAATTTTAAGTTGATTAAGTCTAAGTATTCATCACTATCTATTTCCCTAATATCAGTGAATGAATATAAATTCTTATGTAGCTTAACACAATCCACTGAAAAAAAAATAGCATTTGGTTTGTGTATCACCCCACCATAAGTAGTGGTCTTGTTAGGGTCAAGGTTGTCTAGCTTCTTATTAATTAGTTTAGCAATAGCCATAGATTCTACCATAGAAAAGCTCTCTTGTAGCTTGTCAATGAAACCCTCGTCAACATCAAATATTTTATCCTCTATATACTTCTGTTTCAAAACCGTAGCCATTTAACTCTTTTAATCTATATTCTTGTAATTTAGATAACTTTCCTTTTTCTGTTTTAATCTCTGAAAATAAAACATTAGAGTCTTTTGGTATAGCAATTAAATCAGGTATGCCATTTTTATTAGTCTTAATTAGTTTAAGAACATAATACCCTTCTGCCTCAAGTTGCTTTATTCTCTTTGATTGTATTGCGCTTTCTTTCACGATATAACATTCTAACCTTAGAACCCAATCTAAAATCATTTGGGTTCTTCTTCACTAATAATTCAAGTTGCTTGTCAAGGTTCATTGTTATAAATTTAGTGAATTATATTTATTTAGTTCGTAAAAATATTTAGTAATTTTCTTGTTATTGTCGAATTCTGTTCTATAAGGAGCAAACTTGGGAACAATTTCAGAAGTAATAATCTCCGACTTTAAATCGTTTAGATCATACATATAAATACCCGAAGAGTCTTTAACCAGGTAAAAGGGTTTCTTATTTATGGCTTCACCAACCATTAATAAATTATAAAACTTATCTACTTGTATATAGTGAGTATCATAAACAACATCCCTAATCTTAATCTCTATTATAGAGATGTCATTGTATGCATCAAACACTTGATATTCATTCTCAGTTGGTTTTAACCCCCTATTGTAGTTTTTATTCAACTCTTTAATTAATTCAAGCTCTTTGTTTTTCATTTCCACTGGTTTCTACCAACTAACATTCCAATAATGCCATAGTTAGCTATATCAATAAATGTATCTTCTTGACTCTCACCAGGAACATAAGCCTTGCCATTCTTAATTAAGTTCTTTAACCTGCTTATCTTATCAGTTAATCTAATTGATAAACCTGTTAAAGCAAACTTTTTATCTTCTGACTTTTTCAAATCACCCCCCAAGGCAATATTATTCAAACCATAATCCATTTGCTTTCTCGCAAACAACTCATACATCTCTTGCTGTATGTCTTTGAACTCCTTAGATAACTCAGGATATTCTTTTTCAAACGTCTCTATTTCTGTCATTTTTATATTTGTTTATTGGTATTTTATATTTATTATCTATTTTTAGTAAATCTATTATTTGATGACAAGCCTTTGTGCTTTTAATGTAATATTCTTTTTTAGATAATTCAGGATTATTTATTTTATGCATTTCATCAACCCTGCAAACATCTGGCCTATTGTCATATATAGAGCATTGGTTTTCTTCGTCTAAATGAATACATCCTCCATCGCCTCTGTCTGGTAAATAACCTGACTTACCAGCAATCATACAACAAGCTCCGCATCCTGAACACAAAAACTCTGTCATTTTGTTTTGTTTTTGTAACTTAAGTAAGCTCCTTCAATATTAAATCCACTCCCACATTTAGTACAGTCTCCTTGGAAGTAGTTAACATATTCTCCCCTTGGTATACAGTACCAATTATTATTATAAGGGTTGAAATGATATATTAAATTAAACTGTTCCATATTGTTATTATTTTTTGACATCCAATACCATTCCTTTTTAATCATATGAAATAGTTTGTGATCCTTTTTGTAGATTTTCAATAGCCCATAATGGCTGTAGGTTAGTGTAATGACATAGATCGTATGTTTCTTCTTCTGTATAAGCTAATGCTAATGGCTTAATGTGATCTATATGCCACTCACCGTAATTATCCCAGCTCATTCCTTCTCTAAATTGATTGCTAATGTGTTTTCTCACCTCATCAAAACTACATCCTAATATGTCTGTAGTCTTACCCATCTTATCAACAATACTTTTTCTTATTCTACCCCTTAAATTTAGTTTCATTTTGTACAAAGGGTCGTTGTCTCTTCTGTTTTTTTCCCTTTTATTTATATCAGCTCTATGTTTCTTAGCATAATTGGAATTGTAAGCAGAAATATGTTCTTTATTATTAAGTCTCCACTCTTTAATAGCTGACGTTTTAGCATCTCTATGCTTTTCCTTATTCCTTTCGTAATGCATACGCAAGTACTCTTTCTGTTTTTCTTTGTCTTTATATGGCATAATCTCTTTTAAAATGTCTTAGTGTGTAATCTTTCTTTCCATTAACAGCTTTGTATATCATCTTCTCAATACCTTTCTCGGAAAATATCCAGTAGATGTTATTATGCATTCGCTCCTTTGTAGTCATACGATCACGACTCTGCCAATAACTAGTAGCACTAAAGTCAATATTGTAATAAACCAAGAAGTCTGCTTTTCTTAATGATATTCCCTCTCTACCACTCACAATCTGTAGAGCAATGTTCTTATCTGTGCTGTCAAACTCCTCAAGTGTAGTACATAAACTATCACCAAACACTTCCCTTAATGCTATTAACTCAGCTTGAAACTTATAAAATATACCTATCTTCTGACCATCAAACTTTTCCTTAATAAAATTAGCCTTACTTAAGTCAAGCACAACTCTTTTTCCACTCTCAAACTTCACCGTTCCACTATACATCTGATGCATCTTAGTCATTAGCTTAACAGCAGTATCGCCAAGTATATACTCTCCATCTATCTCATAAACTAAATCTTTTCTAAGTACACTAATCATATCTGTAACCTCTTGACTAATAGGAACCAATAACACCTTCTCATTAATAGTAGACTTAAAACCAGCCTCCTTTTGACTATATGAAATAGTATAAGGCTTCATCTCTTCTATAATCTCAGTAAGCCCATTGCTATAGTCGTTTATGTTATATCCATTGATCTTTTTCTGCACTACCCTTACATACTCCCCAGCAAACTTATAAAAGCTTCTGTATTTACTAAAAGGATTTCCAGGCACACCATACACCTGGTGATACATTTGAGAAAAACTCTCCGGAGTAGGAGTCCCTGACATTAAAATGACATATGGTTGATGGTCTTGTATTAATTCTTTTACAGTCTTAGCTCTTTTGCTAGGCTTCGGAAAAGCTCCCATTGAATGAGCTTCGTCACAAATAATGACATCCCACTTTATGTCCGGTATCTTGTGAATGCTTTCATAATTAATAGTAAACATTGTAAAATTAACAGGACACATTTTATCATAATCACTAGAGATAGAGCTTATAGCTTTTTTCTTAGTGATGAATAATACGTTTTCAACTTTTAACTTTTCACATATACCCAAAGAAGTTAAGGTTTTGCCTGTTCTAACCTCCATAGATAAGTAAAGTAGCTTTTTGTTTTTAAGCACTTTTAAACCCTTTTCAATGATATTTAACTGATAATCTCTAAATTTCATAGCAATTTTTGTATTTTAACACATTTCTCATAATCTTCAATGTCTGTAAAATATTCCAACATTAATTCAATCATCTCCTTATCATCAGGATATAACGGATCGTGAGCAAATAATATATCTACATTAACCACACCTAAATCCATTTCCTCTAAAACTTCCTCTATTCCCATACCATCAACCACCATTTTGTAAGTGTTGGTAAAAGCAATATGTAATCTTTGTGGATCTAACTGTATCATATGCTTAATGTTCCATTGGTTTCTAACTCGTGCTTACTCCTTATTCTAATCCATTTTCCAGTCATATCTTTACCCTCTTCGGGTTTTACACCTGTCTTAAAAACAGCATAAGAATTTAGCCATTGATAAAATTTAATTCTCGAAACAGTCATTTTTGCTTTTGGGGCAAAGTCTGGATTCTCTGATATAAAATCAAGATACAACTCCTGCTTATAAACTTTAAAACCTTTATCAAAGTCTTCGTTTAAACTCTTACCATCCAATAATCCAACCCACTCTATAAATTCATAACAAGTCTCAGCAGATAATTGACGTATTTTAAGATTAACAAATGAACTTTTTACCAATCCCTTATTCATATAATACTGTAGACAGTAAATCATATAATTATCAAAACTACACCACTCATTATCGGTCCACTCACCAAACATTAACTTGCCAAACTCATCGTAAGGAGTAAATGACTTATTGTAGTATTGATTTAATTCTAACTCCCACTTTCTTCTTTCAAAAGAATTACCCTTTCCTTTTATAGCGTAGTTAGTAGTAATAGCAACTTTTGGTGACTTTTTAAAAGGAATCTTAATAGCATCCTTGTTTTTCTTCTCTAAAGTCAATCCTTCTGTAATCACACTAAATAATCTCTCAAAGTCAAAGTGTTTTTTTACATCATCAAAACAAAGTATCTGAGTGTCAGCAGAAACTAATTGATAGGCAAAAGACTTTTGGAAATCAAAACCCTTTCCATCTATAACTACTAACTTCTTCATATGTTGTAGGGCATTCATAAACAAACCCTTACCTGTTCCTCCTTCTGGATTATCACTAATCACCTCATCATTTAATATCACTGCTGGGCAGTAAGATAAATTCTTATATCCGTGCATTAAATAACCTATTGTGCTTTCAGTAGATTCTATTCTCTTTTGGTTTTTAGCACAAATATTAGATATAAACTGTTTGTAATCACATTCTATTGATTCACACTCTTTAAAATCTCTATCTATAACGTGATCCTTCCAAACATAACCACCTAAATCAATATAATCAATAGGTGTTACAGTGTCATTAGTAATTTTAACTGCACAATTTTTATAATATATGTAAGACTCATTTTTAGTATCCTCAATAAAGAAAACATTTATTGAATCTAATAATGTCAAAAACTCTTCCCTAAAATATTTAGTATGTTCTGCAAAATAATTGTATATCTCTATGTCGTCTATGGTAAGTAAGTGAGTAAGTATAAAGTCTTTGATTTGTTTTTCAGATGCGTGATCAATTAAATTGTTAGTGACCTTTACAAACACATAATTCTTACTTCCTTCAGGATTGTACTTGTAAAAACCATTATCTTCTAAAAACATTTTAAACTTTACGTGAAATATTTTAATAACACCCTTTTTACTTTTGGTCCAAAACTTGTTATCAAAACTCTCTTCCTCAACTCTATCAATTACACTATCTAAAACTTTCTCATCTACTTCGTCAAAGTATTTCTTGATATCAGTCTTTGATTTGCCTTTTAAAATATTTGACTTAATCTGGTTTATCTTCTCAGAATCCTCATAAACTCTTGTTCCAAAATTAGATAAGTTGGCATAAGCAGAGTCAATAGTTTTTTTAATCTCGTTTATAGTAAAGTCTTGTGACTGAAACCCATTCAATACATACTCAGCAAGAGATTTCTCTATACCAAAGTCATTAAATGATGATGCCAATATAAAAGCATTTTGATTTCTTTGACCTTCATTCATTGGGTATTTTTTCTCCCACCACTTTACTAAAATCTCTACAATCTTAGTTTGATCCGTAATAGGGATTGTGACTTCTTTATTCTCCATAACTATTGGAGTGTCAGTAATTTTATCCCAAATCAATGAGTCTTCATTGATGTGTATTAAAGGGTCGTAGCTCTCGTAACAAACCCTTGATATGTTTTTAGATGTGCTGTCAAAAAACTCTGAATCAAAATATTGCTGTAGAGCCATAAAATATTTAACGTGGTTATCAACATCAGCAGGGACCTTGATTAAAACCTTAAGGCCCTTGCCGGATGGTGATATGAAAACACAATAAACAAACTCATCACTAATTAACTCTTCTCTATGTTGGTGTAATTTCTTTTGGGTATCGTACTTGTCGAAGTCTAAACATATCAAACCACTATGCTCCAAAATGGAATCATCGTTTCTTTTGTTAAACTTTCCACTAAAACATATAGCAGGTAACTCTTGCTTTAGTTCATTAATTCTTTTTTTGTCTTTTTCTGTTCTAATCCTCTTAATAAGATCTTCTGAAGTCCCATTACTTATTCTTTCTATAATGTCTTTAACAGGTAGGTGAAAAGGTTGGGTGGTATCCTTTATGTTTTTAAATATGGTGATGTATGACATACTATGACGATTTTAAAATTCTTAACTTACTGATTTATAGCTTCTTTATACTATTTATGACGTAAATGACGACTTCTATAAGAAAAAATAATAAAAAAAATAAAGTAGTATACCCAATTATATTTATTATAAATAATTCTAAAAAAGTCGTCATAGTCGTCATATTAGTTTTAGAATGTAACTTCCTCAGTTTTCTTGGTAGGTTCAAACGTGTCTAGTTCAACGTATTTCTTTCCAGACTTTGAGGTGTTAACATTTAAGTTAACCCATCCATTTTTGTTGTTATCCTTAAGGAACACTATCGCATCCTCAACTTTAACAGACATTGATCCAACAACCCAGTCAGGTTGATTATCTCGGGTTTTAAAAATAAACCCATCAGCAAACACTTTTTCTTTGCTCATAACTATATATATTTAAATTAATGTCTACAAATTAACTAGTGTAGACTTCTAGTGTAACTCTTCATAAATGAAGAACTCTTCTATATTCTCAGTGGAATCTTCACTGAAAAAATTATTGTAAATACCCAATGCCTTCTCCACCTTATCTTCTCCGCTGTCAATAAAGTCTTGTGTGGGCTCAAATATTCCAAGCATCTTATTTACTTTATCTATGGCATAAAAGACTACAGGTACTCCAAATAACTTTTGGTATATGTAAGCTTGACTATCGTAATTATACTTCTTTGCAGAATACTTAAACTTAGATATATCAGACGTTGTTTTGATATCTATAATTCTATCTGGATGAAGTATATCAGCTTTTCCCTTCCACATAGCTCCTTGTATTTCTCTAATTGCAGGCACTTCGTATCGGTTCTTGCTATTGTATATGGCTTCATAAAAACTTAAATTGCTTTTCATTATCTCCACCAACTCATCCAAGTGATCAGCTTCCTGTTGTAATAACGCAATAGATAAACCTGTTTCCTTTAATTGATCTTTATAGTTCTTAGTGTTTCTACTAGTAGAGTCAATAATCACAAAATCATCTAACTTATGAGGCTCTAACATAGATACGTGAAAGTATCTACCTTGAACCATAGCTTTAGTTTCCTTAGACTGCTTTCTAAAGTTTCTAGGGTCATTTAACAGACTGTAAATATCTGAATTAGATAAGAACTGTCTGCCAAAATCTCCATAGTAATCTTTGTCTTCTTGTAGCTTAAGGAGAGTTTCCTTAACATCAAACATAAGTCTTGATAGTTTTAATTGCTTTTGCAGATAAAATATACTTCTTCTTTAATCTGTCTACTACTCCATCAAAACCTAAGTGCTTGTTGTCTACAACATACTTCAAACAATCTTCCCACTTATCATCACTAATATCTAACTTAGCTTTTTCAGTATATGTTGTCTTGTGATCATTGGTATTGTCTGGGTCATTAGTATCATCTATTAATAATAAACCATTTAAGGCATATTTTCTAGAATAAGAACTACTGCTACCAAAACTCTGAGCAATATCCATTCCCTTTCTAGATGGATCAACACCTGCACACGCAGTAACTGAAACACTTTGATCTGACTTATTATCCATTATAGTAGCAGTTGTAATTATAGTTACAATACCACCACACTCATTAATTGAGTCTGATAAAGTAATAGACGCATTGTGCTTTTTAAGTATAGGCTTTAAGGCCTCAAGTATGTCCTCGCAAGAACGATACTTGTATTTACCAAAACTATTGTATTGGTTCTTTGGAGCTTTCAACTCCGATTGGATTTTCATTAACTTTTCCATTGATTTGATTTAATTGTTTATGTAATTTACTGTACTTACTTAGTACCTTCTCTTTTCGTGTTTTGTAGAAAAGTAAAGACTTTCGATTGTTATCTTGGTAACAATTCCTAATTTTTATAAATAAACTGTCTAGTTCAACCTCACACTCATTCATTAAGACATTTAATCGACCCACAACCCAACCCTTCTCTAAAAAGACATCGTACTCATCATCTGCTATCTCATCGTAGTATGGAGAGAAAGACTTAACAATAGTAAAATTATCTTTTTCTTTATTTATCTTAACGCCCTTATGAATAACAGCTTTTTCATATTTGCTGTTGTCCATATATATAGTTGTTTTTATTGATTTGGCTTGACTCCAAACCTCTTCTAGACTGAACATTTTAATTCTTTTATAAGATCTCTTAAATCGCTATCTACTCTCATTTCATTTCTAATCTTATCTTGTCCGTATAAAATATTAGAATGAGCCATCTTGTGATTATGCTCACTAAAAATGTAATCCTGTATATAACAAGGTCTTATATTTCTATCCTTACACAGATAGAAGTAAATTTGCCTAGCATCAATGTGATTTCTCTTTTTTGATTTGTTAAATAGACTGTCGACTGGTACTTGGAGCTTCTCCACTACCACCTTCTCTATTTTCTGAAGTGCTTCTTCTTTCGTCATTTGATTGATAATATTCATAGTCATAAAAATCCTGACTATTTATTGTTATTAAATTATAATATTCTCTTTTACTGTAACCCATTTCAGGTCGCTAATATAATATTTGTCTATGTAATATCCAAATTTAGTCAGATAAATTATCCCATAAAAGTTGTAACTCTCTGATTTTTATATAGTTAGGATTATCTTTTAATTTTTCTTTTAAAATTGACTCAGAAATCCAATTTACTTTTAATCCCTTCATTGTGGTATCGCTTTCGTATTCCATTTTTCTATAGTTTGTTCATTAGTTGAATCGTCAATATAATAAATATATCCATTCAATTCAACATATAAACTATCTTTTGATCTTATGTCTATTTTCATAATCCCCATTGTTTTGCTATTGCCTGGGCAATTCCAGGAAATGTTTTACTTCTTAATTTACTTCTTTCTTGTTTTGGTAGTTTCCAGGCATCAGCATACCAACTAGGCATACTTTTACCACTTTTAAATTTTTGTCTTTCAGGAGGTTTAACTATATTGGTTGGTTCTAGGCTTTTTAAACCTTTTAACCATAAACAAGTTTTCTTCTCAAAAGGATCACCAAATTCATAAGGTTGAATAATTTGATTAGGCTTTCTCCACTCTGTACTCATTATCCCTACAGGGTTTTCAATAGCTATCTTATCGCAATTTGCATTGGCAAACATCATAAAAAACTTAATTGCTTCTTTTCTTTCTTGATGTCTTTTAATTGCTTTGTCTCCATATCTTTCAATATTGAACCACCTGTTTCCTGTGACTGTTAAATAAGTGCAAGGAGGAAACGCAATAATTATATCCCATTTTTCTTTCAATAATTTAGTGACATCTTCTTGTATGTGCCATTCAGGATGACCTCCACTGCATTCTAATATGTCACAACTATACGACTCGTGACCTAACTTCCTAAATTCTTTTGTTACTGCTTGGCTTTCTTCACAAGCTACTAATATTTTCATAATTTATGTTTTAACTGTTAAAAAGTGGTCAGAAAGTGTTCGGACTGTAAAAAACTGCATAAATAGTTTGGGTTAGCCCAAACCACCCCCAACAAACCAAACTTCATTTTGTTATTAATTTATCATCTTTATACTCGTCATACTTTCTGTCTTCATCTTCATACTCCTCTTCTGGAAGTAGTAAAAACTCTAATTCATCAATGACTTCTTTTATTAAGTCATCACTTACATAAACCTCAAGCGTAGAAGTGTATCCTGCAATATAATCAC